CTCGTGCAGTCGATCCGCATGGCGTTGTACTGGCGCGGGTCGAGCTTCTGGCGCGCTGACAATTGCGAACATGGCCGCGAAAGTTAAGCCTGCAGCCAAACGCGGGGCGAAGGCGGCGGTGAAGAAGGCGGCGAAGGCGAAGAAGCCCGCGCCGAAGTCGGAGAAAAAGACCAAGCCGGTCAGTACCTTGCCGGTGAAGCCGCAACCCGAGATGTTCGTGCGGGAATACCTGGTCGACCTGAACCAGACGCAGGCGGCGATTCGCGCTGGGTACAGCCCGGCTTCTGCACGGCAGACGGCATCGCGGTTGATGGCGACGCCGGCGGTGGCCGAGGCCATCACCAAGGCGATGGTGGAGCGGGCGCAGGCCACGGCGATCACGGCCGACAAGGTGCTGGAGCGCTACTGGGCGATCGCCACGGCGAACCCGCAGGAGCTGACCAGCCTGTATCGGTCGTGCTGCCGGTTCTGCTGGGGCAAGGACCACCACTACCAGTGGACGCCGCAGGAGCTGCGCGACGCCCAGCGCGAGCACGCCAAGGAAGTGGCCTTTGCCGACGAGAAGCAGCTGGCGCTGATCGAGCCGGTGGATGAGGCGGGCGGCACGGACTTCGATGCGCGCAAGGATCCGAACCCGGCGTGCCCGGAATGCTTCGGCGCCGGCGTGGAGCGCGTGCACTTCAAGGACACGCGCGACCTGTCGCCTTCCGCGCGCCTGCTGTTTGCGGGGGTGAAGACCACGCAGAACGGCATGGAGGTCAAGGTGCACGACCAGATGGCTGCCCTGCAGCAGGTGGGCCGGCACCTTGGCATGTTCAAGGATCGGGTGGAGCACACCGGCAAGGATGGCGGCGAGCTGGCGTTCGGCGTGGTGGTGGTGCCGGCCAAGCGCGAGCCGATAGCCAGCGAACCAGCCGCGGAAGCTGAGGCGCCGCAGGTGCCACTGGCCGAGCCAATGCCGGAAGACAAGCTGGCTCCGCTGAAGAAGAAGTTCACGGTGCGGGCGGCGAAGTGAACGCGAAGATGGATGCGCCGGTGGTGTGGGAGGCCACGGACAAGCAGGCGGAGTTTCTGAGCTGCCCGGATTACGAGGTGCTGTACGGCGGCGCCGCGGGTGGCGGCAAGAGCGACAGCCTGCTGATCGACCTGTGGGCGCTGCAGGACGGCGGGCCGCAGCACCCGAAGCATCGCGCCATCTTGTTTCGCCGATCGTACCCGGAGCTGAAGGAGCTGATCGACCGCTCGCGCGAGATCTTCCCGAAGTTCATCCAGGGCGCGAAGTACGACAAGAACGAGCACATGTGGACCACGCCGGCGGGCGCGAAGTACGAGTTCGGCTACCTCAACAACGACAACGACAGGTTCAAGTACAAGCGGGCGTGGAACAAGATCGGCTTTGATGAGCTGACGCTTTGGCCCACGCCGGTCTGCTACCTGTACCTGCGCACCCGCAACCGCACCACGGCCCGCGACCTGCCCTGCGACATGCGATCGACCACCAACCCGGACGGCCCGGGCCAGGTGTGGGTGATGGAGCACTTCGGCATCCAGGAGGATGGACGAGCCAGCCGCATCGTGGTGCCGATGGAGTTTGAGCTGCCGGACGGCGAAGGCGGTTACAAGCTGGAAATGCGCAACGTGGTGCGCAGGTTCATTCCCGCCAAGCTGGTGGAGAACCCGCACCTGCGCGGCACCGGCTACCGCGAGCGCCTGATGCAGATGGCGCCGGAGGACCGCGACGCGCTGCTGGGCGGTCTGTGGCGCGGCAACAAGGTCGAGGGCGCGTACTACTTCAAGGAGCTGCAGAAGGCACGCGCCGATGGGCGCGTGGGGCGGATTCCGCACCGCGCCGAGGTGCCGGTGAACACCTTCTGGGATCTCGGCAAGAACGACTTCAACAGCATCTGGTTCCACCAGTACGCGGCGTTCCAGAACTGCTTCATCCACAGCTACCAGAACAGCGGCGAGTACCTGCCGCACTACGCGGCCTACCTGAAGCAGCTGCAGCAGGAACGCGGCTACGTGTACGGCACGCACTACCTGCCGCACGACGCCGAGGCCAAGCCGCTGACCAGCGGCGGCAAGAGCGCGCGCGAGCAGCTGGAGGAATTGCTGCCGGGCGAGCGGTTCGAGGTGGTGCCACGCATTGACCGGCGCATCGACGGCATCAACCAGCTGCGCGCGGCGTTCGCCAGTTGCTTCTTCGACGACACGGCCGATGGCTGCGCCGATGGCCTGGCAGCACTGGCGATGTACCGCAAGCGGTTCAACAACGCGATCGGCGCCTACACCGACGAGCACGTGCACGACAGCAACTCCAACTACGCCGACGCCCTGCGCCAGTTCGCGCAGGGCTTCGATGGTGCGCAGGTGCATGTGCATGCGGCGGAGCCGGAATGGCGGAAGAAGCTGCGCCTGCATACGGCCAGCACCACCCACCGCAACCCGATGACGGCATAGAGGCGCACGGAATAACCCATGGCCGACACGAACAACAATCGCGATAAGGCCAGGGACGTCTTCTGGCGGTATCACGAAGTGCGGATGCGTGGGCACGACGACTACATGATCCACGCCCGCCGGATGGAGGACTACTACCTGGGCGGCGGGCGGCAGTGGCTGGCCGAGGACCGGCGCGTGCTGGAGAGCGAGGGCCGACCCTGCCACGAGGTGAACACCATCCTGCAGTCGGTGAACGGCACGGCGGGGTACCAGATCGCCAACCGGGTGGATGTGAGCTACCTGCCCAAGGGCGGCCAGGCCGACGAGGAAACGGCCAAGCTGCTGAGCAAGGTGAGCAAGCACGTGTTCGACAACACGGGCTACCGGTACGTGGAAACCGACGCGTTCCTGGACGGGCTGATCCAGCAGCGCGGCTACATCGACATCCGCATGGACTACCAGGACAGCGTGCTGGGCGAGCTGAAGGCCATGGCGCTGGACCCGATGGACTGTTTGCCTGACCCGGACGCGAAGAGCTACGACCCGGACGACTGGAGCGATTTCCGCATGACCCGGTGGCTGACCGCCAGGGACATCGAGGGGATCTACGGCAAGGATGCGGCGGACGAGGTGGTGGCCAAGTCGCTGAGCTACGCCGACCAGGACAACTTCGGCACCGAGCTGGTGTCGCGCGCCGGCTTTGCGGACATGCCGCCGAGCTACTGCATGGGCCAGGGGTGGTACCAGGCGACGCCCGAACACCGGCGCTACCGGATCATCGACCAGCAGACGAACGTGTTCCAGCCGACGCTGACCGCGGTGTGGCCTACCGGCGACATGCGCGTGGTGGAAGGCCTGGAGCGCGACAAGCTGGCGTGGCTGATCGACCAAGGCGTGGCGATCGTGAAGCGGCGCATGCGGCGGGTGCAGTGGGATGTCTGCGCGCCGGACGTGAGCCTGGTGGACCGGATTTCGCCCTACGACCACATCACCGTGGTGCCGTTTTTCCCGTACTTCCGGCGGGGCCGCACCATCGGCATGGTCGACAACATGATCAGCCCGCAGGACATGCTGAACAAGTTCATCAGCCAGTACGCGGTCGTGGTGAACGGTTCGGCCAACGGCGGCTGGCAGGGCGAGGCTGGCGTGCTGAGCAACATGACCGACGAGCAGTTCACCGCTGACGGCGCGAAGAGCAACCTCGTGCTGTTGCGCCAGAAGGGAACCCGGCCGTTCGAGAAGATCCAGCCCAACCCGATCCCCACCGGGCTGGACAAGATGATCGAGTTTGCCCACCGCAACCTGCAGACCACCAGCGGGTACGACGAACACCTGGCCGGCGCGACGCAGGGCGACCTGAGCGGAAGGGCGATCCAGAGCCTGCAGTTTGCCAGCCAGCAGAAGCTGGCGGTGGTGCTGGACAACCTGAGCCGTACCCGTCGCATGGTGCACCAGCGCGGACTGGAGCTGATCCAGAAGTTCATGGGCAACGAGCGGCTGATCCGCATCACCGAGACCGACGAGTACGGCATCGAGCAGCACGTGCCGCTGCAGCTGAACCAGATTCAGGCCGACGGCACGGTGCTGAACGACCTGACCGTGGGCGAGTACGACGTGGCGATCGCCGAGAAGCCGGCCACGGTGACCTTCGACAACAGCGACTTCGAGCAGATGACCACGATGCGCAAGGACATGGGCATCGCCATTCCCGACGCCATGGTGGTGCGCGCCAGCACGCTGGAGAACAAGGGCGAGGTGGCGGCGGCGCTGAAGGACCAGGCCGACAACCAGCAGCGCGACCCGGAAGGAGAGGCGAAGGTGGCGTTGCTGGGCGCGCAGCAACGCCTGGCCGACGCGCAGGCTGTATCCAAGAACATCGAGGCGCAGTACAGCGCCATCCAGACCGCCACGGCAATTGTGGTGACACCGCAGGCCGCGCATCTGGCCGACATGCTGCTGAAGTCCGGCGGCTACGTGGACCACGACGCTCCGCCGATCGTGCCCGATGCGCCGGCCGGCGTGGCGGTGCCGCAAGACGCCATGCCGCAGAACACGCACCCGCTTGACCCCGCCAACCCGGACGTGGGCCTGACCCGCGGCCTGAGCGATGGCCCCACTCAACCACCCGTGTGAGCACCATGACCGACAACCCGAACAACCACCCCAGCAGCATGAGCGACGCCGACAAGCAGGCGCTGCGCGAAAGCGACCCGGCCGCCTTCGACGACGAGACGCAGCCACCAGCCGGTGACGCACCGAACGAAGCCGCCGGCGATGCCACCAACGCTGGCGCGGACGGCTCCGAAGCAGCGGATGGCTCAGGCGACGGCACCGACGCAGGTCAGGGCGACGAAGCGCAAGACGCCGGCGACCCGGCCGCGAAGGCCGGCACCGGCAAGGCCCCCCCAGCGGTGGTGCCGAAGGACCGCCTGGACGAGGTGATCGACCAGCGCAACCAGGCCGAGCGCCTTTCCACCCAGCAGGCGGTGGAGCTGGAGCAGCTGCGCGCCAGGCTTGCCGAGCTGGAGGCGCCGAAGGACTACGAAGCCGAGTACCTGGCCATCGAGGCGAAGTACGACGCCGGCGACATGGACGAGGCCCAGCGCGCGGCGGCGATTCGCCAGGTGGCGCGCGAGGAACAGCAGTTCATTGCCCGTCGCGCCGCGCTGCAGACCCAGCATGAAGTGCTGGAAAGCGCGGTGCAGAAGTCGTGGGACGAGGAAGTGGCGGCCTTTGCCGCGCGCAACAAGGGCTTTCTGGACGTCGACACCAACGTCGAGGTGTTCCAGCGCGCACTGAACGCCACGGCCGCGTTCTACGGCAACACGATCAGTCAGGCGGAGCTGCTGAACAAGGCGGCGAAGCAGGCGTTCGAGTTCACCGGCTACCAGCCGCCGGGCGGTGCACCAGAGCCAGCCGCCGGCGCGGCGGACAAGGCCGCGGCGCGGCGCGCGCAGAACGCCGCACGCGCCACGGATGCCGCCAGCACGCCGCCGCAGATCACCGGCGGCGTCGGTGAGCGTGGCGGCCCGGCCCGTGGCGTGGACCTTGAGCACCTGAAGCCCGGCACCTTCAGCCAGAAGCTGTCGAAGGAAGAACAGGAAAAGCTGCTGGGGCCAGGCGCCGTCTGAGGCCTGTCACCCGCACCACCACCCACCCGCTTCGGCGGGTTTTTTGTTGCCCGCCGCTTGCGGGCAACTCGCTCGCCGAGCCGGCGTTTCAGCGCAGCGTGCCCGCGTCAACCGCACGCCCCTGGTGAGGCTCACCTGGCACTCGGCGCCATCAATGCCGTGTCTCCGCGCTGACCGGCGAACAGGTCGACCCACGCAACACACCACCCATTCCCTGTTTCTTCGGAGAGACGACCATGAGCGCCACCGATTTCTATGCAGGCCAGCCCTACAACCGGGATGCCTGGGGCCACAAGGCCTACGACGAGTTCATCGAGCAGTTCTTCTTCACCGGCATGCTCGGCAGTGGCGAGAACGCCATCATCGAGCACATCACCGAGCTGACCAAGAACAACAAGGGCGTCACCGGCGCCTGGCTGCACCTGATCGCCGACATCCACGGCGGTGGTGTGTTCGGCGACAACACGCTGGAGCATCGCTTCCGCGAGCTGGAGGCCAGCTGGATCAAGGTGAACTTCGACCAGCTGCGCAACGGCATGGTCACCAAGGGCCGCGTGAGCGAGCAGAAGAGCGTGATCGACACGCGCAAGCAGTTCCGCAAGAAGATGGCCCGCTGGCTGGCCGAGACGCTGGAAGACCAGGCCGTACTGACCGCCAGCGGCATCAGCTACGCCTACAACGTGGACGGCAGCCCGCGCGTGACCCCGGCCGGCCAGGACGACTGGACCGACCTGGAGTACGCGGCGGACGTGTCGGCGCCGACGGCGAACCGCCACGTGCGCTGGGATGCCGTGGCCGGCCTGGTGGCCGGCGATACCACGCAGGTGGCCGCGGCGGACGTGCCGACCTACGCGCTGATCCCGGAGCTGGAAGCGCTGGGCAGCACCAGCCGCCTGCCGCCGATCCGTGTCGGCGGCGAAGAGTACTACCTGTGGCTGGTGCACAAGAACACCATGAGCAAGTTGTGGCAGAACAGCGATTTCCGCCAGGTGGTGGTCGACGGCTCGGTGCGTGGCCCGAACAACCCGATCTTCAAGGGTTCGAAGGTGACCATGAACAACCTGATCATCCGGCCGTACAACCGCACCTTCAACACCAAGGGTGCGGCCGCCGGCAGCAAGTGGGGCGGCGGTGCCGTCGATGGCACCCGCAGCCTGCTGATGGGTGCGCAGGCGCTGGCGCTGTGCGATCTCGGGGCCATGAACTGGGAGGAAGAGTTCTACGACCTCAAGGCTCGCTGGGCGCTGGGCATCGACAAGATGTGCGGCTGGCTGAAGCCGAAGTTCGAATCCAGCTACACCGGCACGGTCGAGGACTTCTCGATCATGGCGGTGGACCTGGCGCTGTAACCGAACCCGCCGGCGCCCATGTGGCGCCGGCATCGGCAGCAGTGAACCCCACAACCGTTCCATGATTTCGAGGACAAACCCATGAGCAAGAACCTCATCGACCGCCAGGCGCCCCTGGTGGCGCTGGTGTCGCTTGGCCCGGACGACATCGCCGGCGGCGGTGCCACCATCAACCTGCCGCGCGGCACGTTGCTGGCGAGCCTGACGGCCTGGAAGCAGACCGCGTTCAACACCGGCGGCACCACGCCGTCGATCACCATCAAGGCCGTGGACAGCGCCGCCACCCTGATCAGCGACGAAGTGCTGACCGGTACCGGCGCGGTGACCGTGGACACCCCCACGAAGTTCTACCCGAACGGCGACACGATCACGGTGACCATTGCCGAGTCGGCTGCCAGCGGCCTGGTGCACGCCACGGCCGGCCAGGTGATCGTGCAGGCCCAGTACGTGCAGCTGGGCAACGGCGGCCAGATCCGCGGCTGATACCCAACGCAACACTGACGACGACGAAAGGGCGGCTGCGGCCGCCCTTTCGTGCTGGAGCTGACCATGCAATTTCGTTCACCCACCGACGAGCCCATCCGCATTGCCCTGCTGTCGGGTCACACCGCCAGCGTTGGACCGCAGTGGCGCGAGTTGCCCGAGGTGTTTCACCACGCCGCGATGACGCACGGCTGCGAGCGCGACGACAACCATGTGGTGCCGGTGCGGAAACCCGTGCAAGCCGGCGAGGGCGCCATGCACCAGACCGTGGACATCGACGCGAAGTACCGTGCCGCGCTGATCACCATGATCAGCCGGTCGCAGGAAGGCGACTTCACCGCGGCCAGCCTGCCGAACATCAACACGGTGTCGTCGCTGGTGGGCTTTGCCGCCACCAAGGCCGACGTGCTGCGGGTGTTCCGCGAGATGAAGGAAGAGGCCGAGAAGGATGCGGCCACCAAGCAGGCGGACGCCTGACGTGAATCTGGAAGAGCTCATTGCCGAGGCCAGGGTACGTTCGAACGACCAGGCCAAGCCGTACCTGACGGCCGACCCGAACTACATCACCTGGGCCGCGCAAGCCGAGGCCGAAGCGGCGGTGAGGGCTTCGCTGCTGTTCGATGACACCAGCGCCTTCTGCACGCTGGAACTGACGGACGGCCAGGACGTATACCCGCTGGACCCGCGCATCTGGCGCATCGACAGCGTGTGGTTGCTGGCCGCCGGCAGTACCCGCCAGAAACCGCTGGAGCTGGTGGGCATCGACCGGCTGCGCCTGCCCGGCGAGTGCGGCACCTTCCTGAGCCGCCCGCAGCGCGCGGCGCACCAGGGCGGCAAGCTGCGGCTGTGGCCCACGCCGACCAGCAGCACGCTGGGCACGCTGACCCTGCGGGTGTACCGGCTGCCGCTGCGGCCGCTGAGCGACCTCGAGCAGGTGCCGGAGATCGACACGATCCACCACGACGGTCTGGTGGACTGGATGCTGTACCGGGCCTACTCGCAGAAAGACGGCGAGACCTACGACCCCGGCCGCGCCGGCCAGGCACTGGTCGACTTCACCAACCGGTTCGGCGACCGGCCGAGCGCGGACGCCCTGCGCCAGCACAACGAGCGCCGGCAACACACCACCAACTACGGCGGGTTCTGACATGCGCAACAACTCAGTGGCGATCATTGCGCCGGCGACGGCGGCCGGAACGGGGCGGTTTGTTCTGGAGAAATGGGAACTGCCGGCGCGGCTTTCCGCCGGCGGCCTTGCGGGCGCCGAAGCGGTGACGCTGAGCGTGGTCGACGGCGACGACACGGCCGAAGTGGTGACCGCGGTGTCGCAGGGCGGCACGGCCGTCACGCTGACGGCGACCAACACCATGGTCACGCTCACCGCACCCGGCCCGTACGAAGTGGCCAAGCCGGCGACGGTGGGCGCTGCTGGCGTGTACCTGGCGAAGCGCTGAGCATGCAGCCGATCCAGCAAGACCTGACCATTCTGCAGGGCGCCACGTTCATGAGCGTGCTGCAGTGGTTCAGCGCCGATGCGGTGCACAAGATTATTTCCGGCGTGGCGGTCGGCCTGCCTACGCTGGTGACGGCGACGGCGCACGGGCTGACCGGCACCGGGCGCCTGCCGGTGTGGATCACCAACGTGAAGGGGCCGTACGCGCTGAACACCGATGGCTACCGCGGGAACAAGCCGCGCTGGGCCACGGTGGTGGACCCGAACACGCTGGCGATCGACCTGGACACCGGCAGCAGCCCGGCGTGGCAGAGCGGCGGCGTGCTGACCTACTACCCGGCGGTGGACCTGACCGGCTACACCGCGCGCATGCAGATCCGCGCCAGCGTCGCGGCGACCAACACGCTGCTGGAGCTGACCACGGAGAACGGCGGCATCGTGCTGGACCCCACCACGGGAAAAGTGACGCTCACCGCCACGGCGGTGCAGACCGCCGCCATGACCTTCACCAGTGGCGTCTACGACCTGGAACTGGTGGACGCCACCGGCGCGGTGACGCGCCTGGCCGAAGGTTCCGTGGCGGTTTCGCGCGAGGTGACCCGGACGCCATGAGCGACGAAGCGGTACTGATCGTGGCGCCGGTGGCGCCGCGCGACCCGCTGCGCGTGGTGGACGAGAAGCTGGCGACGCTGGCCGTGCTGGAGCAGCAAGTGGTGATGCTGCGCGACGTGCCGGCGGAGCCGATGGTGGTGCGCGACGACGCAGCGCCCACGGTAGTGCAGAGCGATGCGCCGGCCGCGCCGGGCGTGGTGGTGGCGGGCTTTGCCGGGCCGCGCGGGCCGCAGGGGCCGCAAGGCGAGGCTGGCGCCGCGTATACCCACACGCAGGCCACCTCGAGCGCGGTGTGGACGATCAACCACAACCTTGGGTTTCGCCCGGCGATCGCACTGCTGACCGATGGCGGTGCGGTGATCGACGCGGAGATTGCCCATGCGTCGGCCAACACCGCCGTGGTCACGCTCTCCCAGCCGCTCGCCGGCACCGCGCGCTGCAACTGAGGACAGACGATGGCCAAGCAAGTCTTCACGGATCTGAATTTCAACGGCGGCGCCACCGTCACAGGCCTTCCCACGCCGACGAACCCAGGCGATGCCGCACCGAAGTCCTACGTCGACAACGCCGTGGAGGGGCTGGCGTGGAAGGACAACGTTCGGGTGTCCACGCAGGGCGACCTGAACCTGGCCGCGCCCGGCACCGCCATCGACGGTATCGCGCTGGCCGTGGGCGACCGCGTGCTGGTACGGCAGAACACCACCGCCAGCCAGAACGGCATCTACGTGTGGAACGGCGCGGCCGTGGCCATGGGGCGTGCGTCCGATGCCAGCACAGGCGCGGAGCTGAACAACGCGATCGTCGCGGTGGATCAGGGTACCGATGCGGGCACCAGCTGGCGCTGCAGCAGCGTGAACGCCGTGGTCGGCACCGACGCCATCACGTTCGAGGCCTTTGCGGCAGCCGTACCGGCAGCCAGCGAAAGCACCGCCGGCAAAGCGGAGATTGCCACCCAAGCCGAGGTGGACGCCGGCACAGATGACCTGCGCATCGTGACGCCGGCCAAGTTGGCGGCGTGGGCGGGGCGGCTGAAGCGTGCCGCCGCGTCGATCGGCGACGGCACAGCTACCCAGTTCGACGTGACCCACAACCTTGGCACCCGCGACGTGACCGTGGCGGTGTACCGCAACAGCTCGCCATACGACGAGGTGATCGCCGACGTGGGCCACCTGGACATCAACACCGCGCGCATCACCTTCGCCGCGCCGCCCACGTCCAACCAGTACCGCGTCGTGGTGGTTGGCTGACATGCCGAAGGTCGTCGCGCCCATTACGGACACTGAAGCGGCTGTGCCACGCAGCGCCATTCTTGGCGCCGTGCTCACCGGCCTGTCTACCGCCACAAGCGCGGTCATCGCCGCGACCGATACGGTGCTGCAGGCGCTGGGCAAGCTACAGGCGCAGATCAGCGCCAACAACGCCACTTCGACCGCCATTCAAGGCGCCTTCCTCGTCTCCAGTGACGGAACGCCACTGGTCACTAGCGCGGGCGACTTCATCACCACGAGCGCCGCCTGATGCCAAACCTCAACAATCTCACCACGCAGGATGTCCAGTGGGGCGCCGCGCTCTGGAACAAGGGTTTCAAGAACTACCTCATCAACGGCGACTTCGCGATCAACCAGCGTGCTTTCGCTGGCGGGGCGCTGGCGGCGGGCGTCTACGGTTTCGACCGTTGGAAGGCCGGCACCGGCGGTTGCAGCGTCTCGCTGAGCGCTGGCGTGCTGACCCATACCAGCGGCCCGCTGGTGCAAGTGATCGAGGCGCCGAACCTGGCCGGCAAAACGATCACGGTGAGCGTCGAAGGATTGTCAGGCGGCAGCCTGAACGTCACCGTCGAGGGGGTGACCGGCGTCATTGCCGCTGCGGCCGGCCGCGCTGGTGTTTCGATTGCTGCGCCGGGCGCGAGCACGGGCAACGTTACCGTCACGCTGACGCCGGCCAGTGGCGCCGTGACCTACCAGCGCGTGCAGGTCGAGACGGGCAGTGCGGCGACGGCGTTTGAATGGCGCCCCGCGCAGGTCGAGCTTGCGTTATGCGGACGCTACTTTGAGCCGTCCTACCCACCTGGCTATGCCCCCGGGTCAGTTGTCGATGGGGGCAAGTCGAGCGTAGCCGTTGGCGGTACTAGCACCACCGGTAATTTGGTGCAGGCGAATGTACTTTTCCCTGTGCGGAAGCGGGCAGCCCCGGCCGTAACTATCTTCAGCCCCGCTACGGGTTCGGTAGGCAAAGTGCGCGACAACAATGCGGGCGCGGACGTCACTGGCACGGTTGGCAGCCCTTCACCCGGTGGATTCATCTGGTGGGGGACGACTGTTGCTGGCCCCGCTGGCGTGAACGCTTCGATCCAGTGGACCGCCGATGCGGAGCTTTGACCATGTATCAACTCACTGAAAATCCAGATCAAGTCCTCCGCCTCGATGACGGTGCGAGCATCCCACGCGGCCATCGATGGTGGGCCGACTACGAGGCGTGGCTTGCCGAAGGCAACACGCCTGCTGCTGCGCCGGACACGCGCGCTGCAGATGCGCGCGCCAAGCGCGACGGCATGCTCGCCGCATGCGACTGGACGCAGGTTGCCGACGCGCCGCTCGACGCCACACAGAAAGCGGCATGGGCCACCTACCGCACAGCGTTGCGCAATGTGCCGGAGCAGGCTGGCTTCCCCGACACAATCAGCTGGCCGATCGCCCCATGACCAACTACGAGCGCCCCCTGTCCGCCAGCATGCTTTCCGTGCGCACCGTCATCGCGTAACCCATGGCCACCGATCCCACCACCCGCCCGCCGAAGCGACGCGGCGACGGGAACTCGTGGGCTCGAGGGGTGGACAACCGCAGCCACGAGACGAAGCTGGCGGATGGCTACGTGCGCTGGGCCGACAACGTGGACATCGGCGATGACGGTATGTCGTCGTCGCGCGAGGGCTACGACTTGTGGGTGGCGCTGCCTGGCGCGCACTCCGCGTGGTCGCATGAGCTGCTGGACTTTGCGCTGGTGGCGGACGCCGGCACGCTGTACCGGCTGGACGCCGCCGGCACGCTCACCGCGCTGGTGGCCGGGCTGAACGGCTCGAAGCTGAGCTACGCGCTGGTGGGGCGGCGGGTGCGCTGGTCGAACGGCGTGCAGACGGGACAGGTGGACCTGGACGGCACGCCGGCGCCGCTGGGTGTGGCGACGCCGCGGCCGTCGTTCACGGTCACCGCGGTGGGCATCGGCGGGCTGTTCGCGGGGCGCTACGGCGTCACGCTGACCTTTGCCGATGCGAACCGCGAGGAAGGCGGGGCGCCGGAGACAGTGTACGTGGATGTGGCCGAGGGCGGCGGCATCCAGGTCGGCGATGTGCCGCCGGATGCGGCCGGCACCGCAGTCGAGGCGCGGTTCTACGTGACGTCGGCGAACGGCGAAGAGCTGCTGTACGCCGGATCCGCGCTGCCGGGCGCTACAGCCTTTGCGATCGGCGCCGGCCCGCGCACCCGCCTGCTGTCCACGCAGTTCTGCGAGCCGTTCCCGGCCGCCACCTGCCTGATGGCCAAGGCGGGCCGCCTGCTGGGCGCGCTGGGGCGCGACGTGGTGTGGTCGCAGCCGATGTACTACGGGCTGTGGCGGCCGACGAAGAACAGCCTGCGGCTTCCCGCTGAGGTGGTGATGCTGGCGGCGCCGGACTCGCCGCAGTTCATCGTGTATGTCGGCACGCGCGAGAAGGTGTACGTGCTGGCCGGCGACAGCATCGACACCTGCACGCTGAGCGTGGCCTGCGGCGCCGGGGTGATCCCGGGCTCCATGGCGATGGTGCCAGGCGAGGCGCTGCGCATGGATGGCGTGCTGGCGCCGGTGCCGCTGTGGATGGGCAGCGACGGCGTGCCGTATGCCGGCCTGCCGGCCGGCGTGGTGCCGCTTTCGCAGGTGTTTGCCATGCCGCGGCTGTACGACGAGGCGGCCGCCGCGTTCGTGGAGCGCAACGGCCTGAGCCGCTGGCTGGTGAGCGGGCAGGGCGGCAGCGCCAACGCGCTGGTGGCCAGCGACCACACCAGCATCGAGCTGATCCAAGCCGGGCCGTGAACCTGATTCCCGATGCCTTGAAGGCGCCGATCGAAACGATCGCCCAGCGCCTGGCGACCTGCCGTGCCTGCGAGCACCGCGGCGAGGTGCCGGTACTGCACACCGAGTTCTGCAAGGCCTGCGGCTGCCCGCTGGCCAGCAAGACCGCGCTCCCCCACTCGACCTGCCCGAAGGGCAAATGGTGACCATGATGAAGAACTGGAAAGCCGAATTCGCCCGCGCGCTGCGCAACTTCCGTTTCGAGCGCACGCGCAACGGGCTGTACTTCCCCGCGCAGAAGGCGGCGTTCGGCGGGTTCTTTTCCACCTGCGGCCCGGATGGCGTGTGGGTTGACCACAAGAACACCGTGACGCTGGAGTGGCTGGATGCCCTGTACGACACCTACTTCAACGCCGCCGCCGCACCGACCGGCCTGTACATCGCCGCGTTCACCAACAACACGGCGCCCGTCAAGGAGCTGACCGCCGCCACGTTCGCGGCCACCCAGGGCGAGTACACCGGCAACACCGAGGCCACGCGTGTCCCGTGGGTGAGCAACGGCGTGTCGTCGGCGCAGACGGTGAGCAACAGCAACGCGCCGGCGGTGATCACCATTGGTGCCGCCAACGCCACGCTGCGCGGCGCCGCGTTGCTGACGGCTTCGGCCAAGGGCGCCGCCGCCGGCAAGCTGGTGGCGGCGGCGCTGTTCAACGTGGCCAACACCTACAACCCCGGCAGCACGGTGAAGGTGCAGTACACCATCTCGGGCACGCCGGCCCCCTGATGCCGGCGTACTTCGGGCCATGGCGGCTGATTGCCGCCGAGCCGGTGCCGCCGGAACTGGTGGCGCTGGCACGCAAGCTGGTGGGCAGCATGCTGGAGGTAGGCGGCATACCGCAGCGGCAGTGGAACCTGCCCGGTGGTGGCAGCATCCACGCGCTGCTGGTGAACGGCATGCCGAAGGTGACCATCCGCCTGCCGCGCGGCGCGGCGGCAGTGCCGAGCGCCGCGGCGGCGCTGTGGGTGCCGCGTGGTTTTGTGGTGACCCCGGCTGGCACGGCGGCGCCGCGCGGCGCCGGCCTGCCGGTGGTGGCGACGGATGCCAACCCCTACGCCGTGGCCAACCTGGACCCCGGCCTGGACTTCGCGCGCTGGACGCCGGGCGGCCCCTTGAACCAAGTGCTGCTGACGCCGGATGCCGATGCGGGCTACCCGCCGGTGGCCGCTCGAGCGATGCCGGCGTTCTACGGCCGCGTGGGCGTGTTGAACAACGACCCTGGCGCCGGCTACGACAGCCGCACGCCGGGCCGCACCTGGCACGCCTACCGGCCCAGCTTTGTCGGCTTCCCGCTGCACAGCGGCAGCGACCCGGCCCCGGCGCGGGCCGCCCTGTTCGAGGCGGTGAACCAGTACCGGGCCGACCACGGCGTGGCCAAGGCCTACCTGATGCCGCGTGCGCTGTATCACCCGGCCGAATCGCTGGCGGAACTGGTGCGCGACCACGGGCTGGCGCAGGCCGGCTACCCGCCGGGCTACCGCACGCCGGCCGATCGGCTGCTGAAGGATGGCCCGTGGAGCGACGAGACGCCGGGCTACGGCGAGCTGGTGGCGGTGGGCGGCACGGTGAACGCGGTGGTGGCGAGCTGGGCGGTGGCGCACAGCGCGGAGCTGCTGCTGGACTCGCCGGGCAAGCAACCGGTGGTGCTGGATGCCGCGTTGGACGCCGGCAACTGGGCGGTGACCACACAGGTGCGCATGGACTGGATCCGGGCCGGCCGGCGCAGTTTCCAGTCCAGTGACGCCGACCTGCCGCCGATCAGCTGGGACGCGCCGCCGGCCCGCAACCTCGGCTGGATGACCTTCCCGGTGACCCAGCACGACCGGCAGATATGGTCGCCGGCGCAGCCGCTGGTGGACGCCAGCGGCCGCTGGTGGCTGCGCTACTTCCACAGCGACTACGGCTACCGGCCAGCACTGGGCCCGAACGTGTACTGCCGCGGCCGCGCGCTGGGCGTGCTGCCGAACCAGGGGCTGGTGCTGGGGGCGGGGGTGTCGGTGCAGTACGCGGCGCAGATCGACCGCCTGCACGTGCTGGCCTACCACGCCGCCGACAACGCGGCGACGGACATGGCCACGCAGGGGCTGATGGCGGTGGCGCGGCTGTGGTACGTGGATTTTCCCAGCCGCGACGGGCAGCGGCTGCACGCGGAGGCGCCGATCACGCAGGCGTACGACCCCACCGCACCGCGCGACTTCGGCGTCTGGCGCGACGCCGGTACCGTCACGCTGCCCGGCATCAAGTACGAGAGCTTCTGGGAGTTCGGGCCGGACGGCGCCACGGCGGTGTGCCTGCGCGACGGCGCCGTGGTGCAGGACATTCTGGACTGGTGGTCGACCGCCTTTGCCGGCGGCAACGGCGGCGGGATCTACACCGGCGCCTTCAAGGGCGTGCTGGCGGAGCTGACGATCGACCAGATCGCGCGGTTCTCGCTGCGCACCACGGCGCTGGCCACCGGTTCGTGGCTGGCCTCCCGCGCCGCCGCCGAGCTGAACTACCTGCCGCACCTGGCACCGACCAACCCGTCAAGCGTGCCGGCCGACGCCTGGGCGGTGGAGAACCCGCTGGTGCCGTTGGCCGCGGGCTACGTGAACGGACAGGTGCGGGTGGCCTACGCCGGCAACGCCACGCTGGTCAACACGGCCGCCGACCCGCGCAACTACGGTGCCGGCGTGGTCAGCGACGTGGGCGTGCTGGGCTACGCGGTGTTCGGCGGCGCCGACATCCAGTATCCGTCGCAGGGCGACGCCACGGTGGTTTCACGCGCGGAGCTGGGTGACGCCGCGGACCACTGGTTCTACGCCGCCAACACGCTGCAGGTGGCGGACCTGGCCACCCGGGCGGTGGTGGTGGACGGCGCTGATGCCATGAACAAGGTGGCGGGCTGGACGGCGCAGGTGGATGCCGGCAGCGGCCAGACCTACTACACGGTGACCTACGCCAGCACCGGCGAAGGCGCCGGCGCCATGCTGAACACCACCGATGCCGTGCGGCGGGTGCGCGCCTTCCAGCACGGCGCGCTGGTGCACGACGCGGCATACCCGCACCCCTACGGCGTGCTGTGGAACACCACCCTGATGCTGGCGCTGGGCTGGCCGACCGACTCCGGCGGGGCGTTCATCCCCTCGCCGCTGGCGCCGGGCTACAGCTTCAACTGGGATACCAGCAGCTGGGCGATCTTCCCGCCGGTGAACGACCTGACCCTGCAGCCGGTGTTTGCCGAGCGCTTCGGCGAGCAGGTCTTCGGCTACCAGGTGGCCCTGGCGACACCGATCACCACGCTGGCGTTCGGCGCGCAGGGCCGGCCGACCATGACCGATTACGCCGCGGCATTCGCCACGGACCTGACGCAGACCATCACCGCCGAAAACCGGCCGGCGGTGGGCGGCCAGTGCGCGGCCAGCTTCGACGTGCCGGACTACGGCGCGCAGTGGCTGGCGGAGGCGCTGGCATGTTGAACATCGAGGAAGCGCGCTGATGGGTATTTTCGTCCAGGACTCGTTCACGGGCTCCGCCGGCACGTCGCTTCTTTCCCACACCGGCGAGATTGGCGGATGGATCACCGACCCGTCCGGCTTCCCCAACCATGACCCAGCACTGGCGAAACTGGATGGTGCAGGGGCTGTGTACGCCAGCGGCGCACTTGCCACGGGTGACCAGCGCAATACCACCGCCATTAGCAACGTGGTGGCTCCGCAGATGGATTTTTATGCGGAGATGGTAATCAACATCGGTGTTCTCGACCCGGGCGCATCGAGTTTGGTTGTTCGATTCTTCGAGCAATTCGCTCTTGGGAAAGCCACGGGATATAACCCGGAAGGTTTCAAGGTATTTTTTTACAACGATAGAACATCTATCGAGCCTCCGGCTTATATATCAACGTGGGTGCCCACAAACATAGCGGCTTTTGCCAACAACTCCCTGGTTACCTTGCGAGCGGAATACCGCTACGCCAACGAGGAAGTCAAGCTATTCGTCAATGGAACTCTGGAAGTTACTGCGACCGGATTCAACGCGCCTGGCAATGCATTCACTTCGCCGCCGACCACGCCAGGGATTTTTGCGTTCGACATTGAGTCGTACAACTCCCCCAGCGGTGAGGGCATCCAGGTATCCAGCCTGGAACTCGGCACGATAACTCCGCCGGTGCCTTTCTGGACCGATTTTGTCGGCCCCATCAACGAGGTGGTGTGATGCTGCTTGTTTCCACCGGGTTCAAGGCACTTATTCTCGGGCGCCATTCCTTCGCCGACATTTTCAACGGCGGCGTCATGCACATTTACTCCGGGGCGAGGCCGCTGACCGCGGATGCGCCGACGCCGGAGGCCTACCGCTGCGGCACGATCGACCGGCTGCAGTTCGACGGCGGACTGCAGTTTGCGCAGACCGGCGCCTTCATCGGCATTCCGCTGGGCCACCTCTGGGGCCTGCAGCCTTCCGCTCCAGCACTGGCCACCTGGTTCCGTCTGGTGGCGCCGGGTGACACCAACTCCGCCAACTTCGTGGAGGCGCGCATCGACGGCGACGTCGGCACGCTGGCGGCACCGAAGGAACTGGTGCTGCAGGACCCGCAACTGACCCCGGGCACGGTCACCCCGATCGACTCCTTCCTGTTCACCCTTCCCCCGCTGTGAGGCAGCCATGACCATCAAATTCGGTACCACCCTTGCCAACGCCCTGCTGGTGACCGGCTCGCTGCAGTCGCTGCTGGCCGGCGGGCACATCAAGTTCTTCTCCGGCCCGGTGCCGGCCACTGCCGACGAGGCCGTGAACGGCTCCAGCGCGCTGCTGCTGACCGTGGACAACGGCGGCACCGGCGTGACATGGCAGAACACGGCCGCCAACGGCGTGATGACCAAGACCACGGCGGAAACGTGGTCCGGCACCATCGGCACCACCGGCACCCCCACGTTCTTCCGCTACTGCGTCGGCGCCGACACCGGCTCCGGCGCGGCGGCGGCCGGCAACTACCGCGTGCAGGGCACCGTTGGCACCGACATTTCGGCCGACCTGCTGGTGGCCAGCACCAACTTCGTGGCCACCAACGTGATCACCCTGAGCAACGGCCAGCTGGCGCTGCCGACCACCTGATGCTCAGCAAACTGCCCGTGGTGACCTACGACCCCGGTGAGCCGGCGGTGGCCGCCCGTGCGTTTTCGCGCACCTGCCCGACGCCGACACCGCCGGTGTACGACAGCGGGGCAACGGCCGGCAAGGTGGTGGCCGGGGTGATCCTGACCGCGCTGTACGGCGCCGCCACGCCGAACCAGGCGGCGGAGGCCAAGGCGCGCGGCTGGCCGGACGGCCAGGTGGGCTACACCACCCAGACGCTGTACACCGACGGCACCTCCTTCCTCACCTACTACGTGCTGCCCGCATGAGTACCGACTGCTACGTCGACGCCGATGGGTGCGTGGTGTGCCCGGCCCTGGCCGGCAGCCCGGGCCGGCCAGGGCCGGGCACCATCACCTCGCCCGGCTACGGCTGGAACGCGGGCGCCAACAGCGTGGCCCTGCTGGACGGCGACGTGTTCGTGACGGACACGCTGGACGCGGCGCCGGTGGACCTCTTCGTGGGGTTGAAGGCGAGCCGCGCGAACGTGGGCGCACCGGCCACGCTGGCCTATGGGCTGCGCTTCTTCAGCCTGGGCGGGGCGGTGCGCGTGGAGTTGTGGGAAGCCGGCCGCAAGGTGCGCGACGCGGTGGCTTTCACGCTGGGCAACACGTGGGAGATCCGGCGGGTGAACGGCGTGGTGACGTACTACCTGGCCGGCAGCGCCGTGCGTGAGTCGCCGACGCCGAGCCGCGAGCCGGTGCTGGTCAGTGCCTGTCTCTACGCGGCCGGGGACGCGATTCCATGACGATCCAGTTTGCCGCCTACACCGGCACCACCTCCACCACCGGCTCGCTGGACGCTACGCTGCCGCGCCCCGCCGGGCGGCTGGTGCAAAGCGGCGTGTCGGCCCTGCTGGGCCGCCTGCCGGCGCCCACGCTGACGCTGACCCCGCGCACCGGGCTGTTCGGTGTGGCCGGGCCGGTGCAGGGGCTGTTTTTCAATGGCACCACGCTGCTGCTGGCGCGGGCGCCGCGCGCCACGTTCTTTGCCGCCGAGGCGCCAGCGGCCAACGTGTCGACGCTGGATGCCTACTTTGCCCCGCCGCGCTGGTCGAGCGACCGCGCAGTGGCGACGCAAACCGATGCGCTGTCGCTGAAGGCCGGTGTGGCAGGGCTGTTCGTGCAAGACGGCGCCGCGGCGCTGCGCGGGCGCTTCGCCGCCCCGCGCACGGTGCTGGTGGAATCGCGCCAGGTGCGCAGCTTCGTTTCGCTGCTGCCGGCGCCGATCCTGCAGACGGTGGCCATGGGCGAGCCGATCTGGACGCTCACCGACACCTTCGCCGCCAGCGATGCGGTGGACCCTGACTTCGTGCTGGCGCTGCTGGACCTGTTCCAGGCGTCGGACGCCTACAGCCAGCAGGCGCAGGTGCTGCAGGCGCTGGCCGACGGCATGACCCTGGCCGACGTGGCCGCCGCGCTGATCGAAGCGGAGCTGGTGGACAGCTTCATCGCCTCCGCGGTGCTGGACCACACCGCGCAGGTGACGGTGCTGCTGGCGGACACGGCGAAGCTTGGCGACGGACTGGACGCGCTGAGCACGATTCTGCTGGCGCTGCGCGACGGGTTCTACGCCACGGTGGCGCTGCGCAACGGCGACGACACCTTCACCGCCTGGGTGATGACCACCCAGACCAAGGCCATGCGCAGCTACTCGAACTGGCCGTTCAACAGCTACGCGCTGCTGGGCGGCGCCTTCCTGGGCGCCGGGCCGGA